GCATTGGTTTAGATCCCCCTGCTTCAGGCATGAAGCATAGAGCTATCCCAATAGCTACTAGCACCCCGCGAGCTACGCGCTTAATGCGCTCGCGGTGAGCCTTTGAGAGGCTCTGCTCTGATAGCGTACTGACCATGTCAAGCACCTCGCTTAATCTTGGGCGTGTCGCCCTAATTATGTACCCTGTGGATAACTTCTGTGGATAACTGTTGTCCTATGTAATGAGTGTATGCAGGTGGAATTGACTCTACTAACTCAGACCAAATCATCCAATCAATGCCCATTGCTTCATTAGCCTCGACCATTGTCTTAGCTGTGTGACCACCATTGGGAATCTCATCACGCATTGAGCCATAGATACCAATCGGCTTACCCTGTTGCTTATGATGGCAATCGGTGCCCTTCAGAGGCACATTAGACTCGAATAGACGGTGTCTGCGCACCTTTAGACCAAATGCGCTTCCGCACACTTGTATAGGACTTATAAGCGGTGATTGAGGCACATTTTCAATGATGTAAGGCTTACCTGAAGCAATCAAGGCTTCACGCACCTCTGGAATCATGTCTATTTTAGTCGTGGTCTTGCCCTGTGCATTGCGTAGGTGCTTGGTTGCTGAATGTGTCTGACAAGGTGGACTAGCAGCAATGACATCGAACTGTGACAGGAATTCAGTATTGAGATAATCACGCACATCGCCGCGAATGTAAGTAAATGGGTAACGCTTCCCATGCTTAACATCTATGCCAGTGACATCAAAGCCAGCCCTTGCATAACCAGCACTAGCCCCCCCTGCACCACAGAATAGATCTAATAGTTTCAATCTTTGCCCCATCCTGTTCCCTTGAAGTGTATTGGATTAGCTGCAATGACCTTAACCATAGGCTCATTACAGTAAGTGCAAGGGATCACTGGTCGATCGTGCCATCCGTGGGTAATCTCTTGACTGAGATCACATTCTCTGCATGTGTAGTCGTAGGCTGGCATGTTAGACACTTCCTTATCATGTAAGACCCACAGGCTTCACAGCGGTCAATGTCTGCCTCTGTGGGTTCGCTATCTAGATGACCGTATTTAAGTATTAGTAGCGGCAAGAGATCCTCAAGACGGATGATGGCGGCATACTCACGCGCATCTTCACCTTGTCCGTTGAGTCTAATCACTCCAAAGCCCAATTCCCCCGAAATGGCTGTACGAGCTTTCAATTGTCTTAGATACGCCAAAGGTTGAAACCCAGCACGAGCTTTAACCTCTACATCGAACGGAACATTGACAATGTCCTTGCCGCTACCTCTCCCAACCGTTGCACCACTCCACACAGTCGATAGGTACTGTGCGACTACGCGTTCGGTTCGGAAACCTCTGTGCTTTCTTGCTTGACTAGCCATTAACCGCGTGACATTTCCTGCATTGCCATGCGCCTACAATTGGCTGATCATCCTTGAACTTAATCTCTGCAATGATGTCGTGAGCCTCAGTAGGCTCGTTACACATCTGGCAGTTAATCGTGTCGAATAATGGCACATCTTCTAGGTTAGTCCATGCACCTGTTGTCTCATCAAAGTATTCCACAAAGCCCATGTTATGCCCACGCCTTCTGAGGTTGCCATTTGCCATCTGAGCCTAACTGATACCAACGAGTAGGACAGCGGTGAGCAGTTGAGATTGCTGTGTCACAGAAGTAGCCGCCCCATGGCTTGCCGTTCTTCTCACCTTCCTTGAAGCGCATATGCCCATGTTCACAGCTTGGTGCTTCTGCTGCTTCAGGTGTGCCAATGATTGCTGACACAGTCTCCATCGCCTTCTCAAGGGTTACAGGCGCATCGACTACCTTGTTGTATTGACCTACAGGCGTAGTCCAGTAATCCTGATCCTCTGCCTTAACCTCTTGAACAGGCGGCTTGGCTGGCTTAGCAGCTACAACCTTGGTCATTTCCTCGCGGCTTGGTCTCTTTCCTTTAGGCGCATAACCTGCATTTGCAAGTGCTCTGCCGATCGCTGAAGTCTCGCAATTCTCCAGTGCTGAAGTCTGATTAACACCACGCTGAGACACTGTTTCCTCAGCGTACCCTGTTGCCCACGCAACGCCATCGCTAGCATCCTTAAATAGATAAGCCTTAACAATGTATCGAGTTGCCTCGACCACCTCAAGCTCTGTTGCAATGCGGAATGATGGATAGTCCTTAATAAACTTTTCAAGTCTCACCTCGACTGGCTCGTAATCGGCTAAATTAAACATAAAGCTCGTTCTCCTCTGTTGCTAGTTCCCCTGCGATGCTGGCGTAGGCTGCCATGTCGATCCATGTGTCGATCTGCTGTGCTGACTGATTAGTCCTTGCAAGCTTGACCAAGACCATGATCCCTGCCACTTGGTAGTCGTGAATTGGTGTTTGTAGGTATGCACTGAGGAGCATTGCGGTGTGTTGCATGTTATCCGTAGGGTGACCGTATGAAAGCCCACGCTGAGAGATCGTGTCTGTGGCTGTGAGGAGGATTTCACTAGCGCGCATCTGTCGTCACTCGCTGAAATGATTTGGCAACCACTAAACCTTCACGCTTGCCCTCGTTGAAACCCTTAGCCCAACCGACTAAATACCATAAAGCATTAGCTGTTAGAAGCAATACGATGATTGGCATCTCAAAGCTCATTGTCTTTCCTATCTGTGCCAATGCCCTTGATTGGCTACAGGATTAGTGTCGCATAGATGACAGACTAATCAAGCACATTTAGATAACGAAATGATAACGATTATCTAGGTCTGCCGTAGGACTTTCCCGCCACAATGAATGTGCCGTCCTTCTCAATGTTAATTAAATCGACCTGAACCTTAGCCTTGTTTACATAGATAATGGCAAAAGCCTGTTGCCAGTTAGCCACGCCCTTGGTGTAAGCAGCCTGCTTAAAGTCCATGAGATTGCCTACCTCAACACCATGCAGGACACGCCCTATGCGCCCTCCAGAAGCCTCTGAGAAGGCTGAACGACCTGCTCTGTGAGTATGTCCTGAGATGACATTCTTTCCATGCCTACGAGCCGCCTCAAGGGCTGATAAGCCCCCCTGTGGCTTGATGGGTGTGTGGTCTCCATGGACTGCAATCCAGTTAGGTGCAATGGCCATAGGGTTCTTATGAAAGGTAATGCCTAGTTCATCAAAGCGCATGAACTTCTCAAAGCGCAGCTCTGGCAATGCCCCAAAAGCAGGTACTTTAGCCATAATGATGTTATACAGGCGATCTGTGTGATTGCTACGGATGCAATCAGTTACACCTAACTCCCACAATAGATCTACAGCTTCATTACGGTCATCGTCTAAAGTCTGGGCGTAGCTGCCCATGCGACCTTCTTCCCACTTGCTAATCTGTGGTAGGTCAATCTCATCGCCAATGGTAACTACTTGGTCTGGCTTAAACTTCTTGATAAAGCTTGCAAGGTTACGGGTTGCAACCCTGTCATGGTATGGGACTTGTAAGTCCGAGACTACGACTATTCGCTTAATCGTCATCCTCATCTTCGTAATTGCCGAACTTCTCTGGATCGACAGGATCAGGCAAGATCCAATGCGGATAGGCTTGAGGCTCGGTAATCATAAACATAGCGATGTCTTCCTTAAAGCCAGCCTTCTTTAGGCTCTGGAAATACTCATAAAGCCCAATGCAATAAGCATCGAGCTTTGAGTAACCCTGATCTTCTAAAGCCTTGGTCGCTTTTCTTGCCATGGTTTTATTATCGCTCTAAGAGGATGTTATAGATCTCATCGACACGCGCATGAAGTCGCTTGATTTCAGCTAGTAGGTGTGTGATGACAAAGCCTGACAAGCCGCCAAGTGCAACGATGGTGGCGATGTAGAGCTGAAAGAAATCTGTCTGTGTCACTTTTTAGGGCTCGCATAACCGAAGATGCCAGATAGCACAGCCCACAGGATTGCGCGGTAATCTGCCTCGAAGTTGGATGATGCCCAAGCTGCAAGGAACGCTCCAGCGGCTAGGTATGCAGGGTGCTTGATCTTCATTATTCTCCGCCTAACATAGATACTTGAAAAAACTCATCCAATAAGTCAGCCTTCTTCTTAAAGCTGACATGCATGTGTTTTGTGTGTTTGTTCGCGCCCTTGTACGCCCGCCATTTCCAATTAAGGATGGGTGAGCAGATCCTTCCATCAAAAATGATGTAACTAATACGCTTGTCTTTTTTTGACTTTGACAGGGTACGAAGCTGATCTGCAAGATCGCCCATAATGTCTGGCTTTGATCCCTTGAATAAGTCACGGTCGATGTCGATGGCGCGTACCCAGCCTTCCACATCTGGATTATGATCAGACTTGCGAGTAGCGTGTCTGGTATCGCCAATCCAACCATCCGATGCGCGGTCACGATCCGGGAAGGAGTCATCTATCTGTTCCCGTAATTGGACAGCAGCCTTAGATAATTTGGGTTTGATGCTCGTCATTAGAACATTCCCATCGCTTTTGCGCATTTAACAATAACTCATCGTGATCGCAATTAGGCATTGGTGCAATAAATGCATCATCGATTGGATCGTAGGTATAACCGATCCCGGCAAAGTTATAACGAATTGAACCGTTGTATGAAGTCTTGATCCAAGTGCCACCTAGTGACTCAAAGAAAGATTGACCTTCATCTGGAGCATTATTATCGCCAACAAGGACGCGAATGACTTCATTGTTTTCATTAATCTCTGCCCAGTGGCTCATGCTGCATACCTCACGATAACGATACCTGATCCACCTGCGCCGCCATTTTGGTAAGTGCCGTTAAAGCCACCACCGCCACCGCCACCGCCTGTGTTAGCTGTTCCAGCAGTTGCAGTACCAGTAGTGCTTGCTGCTCCACCACCGCCAGAGCCACCCGCACCACCGCTTGATGATGTAGTTTGACCTCCACCACCGCCACCACCTGCAAAGTAATAAGTTGAACTTACTAATTGACCTGCTGCTGTTGTCGCTCCACCTGAAATTGCAGTAGAAGAACCAATACCACCAGCTCCACCAGTACTTGATGCATTGCCACCAGTAGCGCCAGCTCCACCACCACCGCCAGCATTGTAATTAGGATCTCCATTTGCTGTTCCACCTGAATTACCTTCAGAAGGTGAATAAGATCCAGCATTGCCAGAACCAGCACTTGTGACTGGAAAAGTACCAGCTCCACCGCCAGAGCCACCATTATAACCAGCGACATTAGCTCCGCCACCACCACCGCCAGAAGAAGTTAAAACTCCTGAAAGGGATGAATTATTGCCAGTAGTACCTGCGACCTGAGTCGATCCACTAGCTATTCCACCTGCGCCGCCAGCGCCGATAGTTACAGTAATAGAACCAGATAATGTTTGAGATGTTGCAGTTCTGAAACCACCAGCTCCACCGCCACCGCCGTTGGAGCGACCTCCACCACCGCCAGCTGCGACAACTAAAACATCACAGCTGAGACTGCCGCCAGTAATGCTTAGCGTTCCAGAAGATGTAAAAACCCGATAGTTATACCCACCGCCTGTATAAAGTGTTCCACCAGTTACGACAGGAGTTGCCACTCCACTGCCGCTAACAATTGCTGCAAGAATGTTTTGCATTATGCAATTGCACCTACAACGATCCAAGAGTTAGCAGCAATCTTGATGCAAGCTGCCGTCTTGTATCGAGCTAATACTGGAGATGTTGCTGTTGCACCTGCGCTTGCTACAGTTGTAGTCGCTGGAGTAGTAGCAGTGATTGTTGTGACCCCTGCTCCCTTTTGGTACACAATCAAAGTCGTGCCAGTAGGAAATGCGTATGTCGCATCTGTTGGGATGTAAAAGGTATTGGCTGAAGCATTGTCCATTGTGACAATAGCGTTGAGTCCATCTGCCTTGACTGCTGTGTAAGTAGTTCCAGTCTGGGCATTGACTGTCAGACCAGCGAACTGAGTGTCAATGTCTTGACCCAGAGTAGCAATAGCCGTAGCACCATTTTTTACGAGGTCTGAGCTCGTAGGTACATCAAAGCCGAAGTTCGTAGTTGTAGTTGCCATTAGGTTAGTGCTCCAGTCGCGTTTGTCCAAGTAAGTGTACCATTTACGCCAGTCCAGATTAATGAGGCTGGCAATACTGTTTCCCATTGTGTAGTGCTGAGTGAGAAGTCTGTTGCTGAAATGTAGAGGGTAATGTCCACAAGGCTAGGGGTAGCGCGTAGGGCTACATTCTCTACAAAGCCATCGAACTGACCACCGAGCAAGTTGCTAGGTAGGTTCAGGATAAGCACAGGCTGACCAAAAAAGACATTGATGAGACTGTCAAGCATTGCGCTAGGCATGTCGGGATTGTCTAGGCGGAAGGTAATCGCACCCAATGACCCGCGTGGGTTCTTGCGTAGATTAAGCTCTCTGGAGGCGATGTCAGTAATGTCTGCAAGGTTTTTAATGTTAGAGTCAAGGGAACGCTCAAAGAGACCGTAAGAGGCTATAGAGTCTGTGTCAGAGGTAGTGTAGGTGCTTGCGTATCCTGTGCCGTATCGGTAGATAAGGCTGTTACGGATGCGAGCAATCTGAGTTTGTGACTGGATAGATGATGGAGTTGCATACGCCCCATCAAGGTTAGTAAAGCCGTTTGCTGCGAGGTAGTTAGATCTGTGATCTGCATCGTCATAGCTGACATCTCCATCCTTTTCCTCGTAGATCTGACCAAGGGCAGAGGTAGCAATCTGATCCACCAAGGTCTGAGACTTAGCAGATGCGCTAGCTGCAAGGGCTATCATGGTGTAGAAGCCAGTGTCGATCGTGCCAATGCTTGATTCTGCGTTAGCCCAAGTGACATCGGCTGGATAGGTTGTCCAAGTGGTCGTAGGTGTTACCTGCTCCCAAGTAAGGTTGAGGGCTTGCCCTAAGATCTCTGCGATCTGTGCGCCATCTAATCCTTCTGCAAGTGCTGTGTTGTAGACAGACTTGGTGAGTTTAGCCAATGAGCCAATGCCTAGGATCTTTCCAGTAGTGATGTAGCCAGTCTCTTCAGGGCTACGCACTCCAATAGAGAAGTCAGAGACCTCGCCACCGAATACAGTGACATAAGTGCCGCTGCTGTTCTTTAGCTCTAAAGTGATTGGCTCTGTGACATTGATAGTAAAAGGTGAGTTATCTGTGTTGATGATCTCTACTTGGCAATAGCCAGCAGTAGCTTGTCGATCAATGTCTAAGCGACCAGAGGCATAGGAAACAGAGGTGACAGTCGTATAGACATCATCACCTACTGTTACTCGCCATTCTGGAAGCCATGTCATACCGCGTAAGCACCGCCTCGCAATGTGCCACGGCTTACCGCATCGATAAGCACTTGATCAATAGCTTCTGCAATAGCGTTAGGATCGCCAATACCTGTCTGAATAGTAATGTTATAAGATGCTGTTTCTGCTGTACGGAATGACTGCAAAGCTCCAGAATTGTCATAATTAGGGCTTGTCTGTAATGCGGCAGTCTTAGCAGCTGTGTCCATGTCTAACAAGTCAGCAAAAGCGTTAGCGCGGGCTGTTGCTGCATCCGCGTATTCTAGGATGGCCGCAATAGAACCGCCTGTTGTGTCAATAGGTGCAATAAAGTCTCCGACTGGGATACCTGTACCTAAATCTCCACTCTTAGGAAGAGGAGCTTTGACATCTAATTCAGCTTTTTTTAGAAGATCAAGGATTTCCTTTATCTTTAATAAAGTCTTGTCAAGGTTATCCTGATTAAACAGATCAATTGTCTTTAAGCCGTCAAGGATAGATTTGATGTCCACAAGTTTGACATACTGACCGCCAAGGGCGTTGAGAGACTTTAGATCTTCATTAAGTTTTTTTGTTGCAGCGATAATTGCTGCTTCATCCTTAGCAGCGATAGCATCTTCTAAGGCAAGGATTGATCGCTTAACATTAAGGCGAGCAACATCATTAGCGATCTGTAACTGCTGTGCACCAGAAGTTGCCTTACCTAATTGCTCTGCTTGGTTAGCCAGAGCTGCTGCAATCTGGATCTTGTCCATGTCAAAGA